TTCTTTAGGGAATAGTTGGTAAAAATTAGAAGTTTCAAATCTCCTAGTTCTTTTAATAGTTCCATTGTCTTCAAGTATTTTTAAATGTTTAGCGATAGTATTTCTGCTTTTAATAGAAGTTCTTTTCATTAAAGTTTTCCACGATGGATAGCAGGTAAAATCCGTGTTGTCTGCACTCTCTGCCAAAACCAATAATAATAATTTAGTGGTCGGTTGATAATCAGATTCTAAAGCTAAATTAATTGCTTTAAAGCTCATTTGCCATCCTTTCTTCTATTGTAGGAATCCATATCACTCTAGTATTATTGTGATTTTTATTTTTGATTTCCATTGAGATATACCCCATTTTTACAAGACTATTTAAGTTTCTTGACACATTTTTTTTGGCAATACCTATCAATTCGCTAAAATATTTAGTTGAAACCGAGCATCTATTATCTGATTTTAGCAACTGCTCTATTATAGCCATTAGAAATTTTTGGACTTGGTTTAGATTTACATCGTGCATTATTTCAGTACTTACTACAACAAACTTTGTTTTCATTTTATTTCTTTCGATTAACATTAAATTTTAAGAGAGGGTAATTGCATCACTAATTCCCTTGGTTAAACTCTTAAACCAACACCCTATCAAGCGATAGAGTCTTGAGAACTAGTGATGCTAGTTTAAAAGTTCATCTGTATTATATCATCTTTTTCTTAAATACTTGCTAAACAAAGATCAAGTTTAAACTTCAAAAGGTCGGTTGATAGGTTCTTGTCTTTGTGGTAGCACATACAAGGAGAAGATGAAAGAAAATCTAAATATGCGCTACTTAGTTGTTATTATATCATTACCAGTCTTTGATCTCTATATGAGGATAATCAAATTCACCATTTATGTTGTAAGTTAATCCTAGTTCTAAATCTAATTTTAACAATCTACCAGCTCTTAAAAAAGATCTATATATTTCAAGCCAAGCCACTTTGACTTGAGGCTTATTATAGTTCCAGCAATCTAATAAAGACCCGTTTTCATCTCTTACATAAGGCAACACATCTACTGCATAACCAAGCTGATGTGCTGACATCTTCTTTATGCCATCTAATTCGCTTTTACCTTGCTTATATAGCTCAAACTGTCTTTCATCCGTTCTAAACCCCTCAATGATACTAAAATCAATATTTGACTCTTTTAATGCAAGTTCACATAACTCTTTTAACTCTGGAACTACATCTTCTAAATTTTCTTTTGATTTAGTTCCAAAACTAAACATTACTTACTAATCCCTGCTGAATACATAACATACATAACTGAACCTGCAACTAGAGTCATTAAAGCTCTCATCATTAAAGCATTAGGTACACCCTCGATAGTTTCTATCTTACCCTCTGCTTTAGATATTCTCTTCTTCAAGTCATCACATTCATTCTTACCACATAGACTATCTTTTAAGTCTCTAGTAAGTTCTTTTATATCTGCTGTTAAAGCAGCTATGTTTTCTGTATTAGTTTCTGTAGCCATAACTATCTTAGCTACATCTACTTTTAAATCTGTTAACTCTTCACTACTCACTTCTTGACTCCATTTAGCATCCCACCCATAAAGTAGAAACCAACAATAATTGATACAGGTGTACCAAATAACTCTACTGTTTTTGTAGCTACTGTATCATCAAATATAATACCATAACTACCAAGCACAACAAAAGGTATAGCAAACACCATAGCTAAGAATCTCTGAGCCAGTGCAAAGGGTTTATACCTGTCAAGAAACTTCAGATGTAATTCTGCCTTTTCTTCATCTGTAAACCATACCTTATCTATACCACTAATGGCTCCGTCAATTACCTTGTCTGAACCAAATATGTTTGAGAATATTCCCATATCTATTTCCTTTTAAATAGAACCAAGAGGTTAGTCTTGGCTCTGTAAATCATCTATTCTTATTAAATAGACTCTAAACTCTTGATGCTATTTCTTTAGCTAATGCTCTAAACTCTTGATATTCAGCATACTCTTCAGACTTGCTTTCTCTATCATTTGTCAAGGCTATTTCAGCACCTGCGGAATACTTAGTACCTATAATAGCTTCAATTATATCAGCTCTTGTAGCATCTACAGGAACTTTAACTGAAACATATTCATACCCAACTCGAACCTCATCTCTAACCTCATCTTTGATTTCAACTTCTTTTACATCAAAGCTTATAATTTTACCACCCTGCAAGAATTGTACTTCTTCAGGGATTGTATCTGATTTTACTAACATTTTTATACTCCTAATATTATTTTATTTTGTAATTTTAATTTTGCAAATATATTCTTAATTTCATAAGTGATGTATTTGCTCCAAAGATTAAACCCATTACTGTGTTTTATCCAGCCGTAATAACTCATTATCAACCCTTGTATTTTTTCAGCCCTAAGGGTACTGTAGAATTTTAACACAAAAGAAATGCCTCTTATAAACTTAATGCTTATTTTTTTTCTCAATAGTGTGTATTTAAAGAAAAATCTAAATCCTAAAAAATCAACTCCTCTTTTGCTTATCGGAGCAATTTGGTAATTTTCTTTTATGTTTAACTTAAGCACTTCTTTAAGATATGCTCTCATATTGCTAAGCAATAAATGGAGGTATTGCTTGTTGTTGTGTAGCACCACAATGTCATCACAATATCTATAATAATATTTCACTTTCTTAACTTCCTTAATCCAATGGTCAAAATATCCAAGATATAAATTCCCAAAGTATTGGCTCATATAGTTGCCTATTGGAACACCCTTTGTACTATCTATAATCTCATCTATCAACCAAAGAGTATCATTGCATTTAATCTTTTTGCGAACTATTCGTTTCAATATCTCATTATCTATTGATGGATAGAATTTTTTAATATCTATCTTTAGTGAATATTTTGGCTGTACTTTTCGTATTACTGGCTCTATTCTATTTTGAGCTTTATGGATACCTCTACCTTTGATAGATTGGAATGTATCATTGATAAGTACTTTGTGCCATATAGGCTCTAATACTTGCATAATACAATGATGTATTATTCTATCTGGATAATAAGGGAGTTTATATATCTCTCTCATTTTCCCTTTGTCAATCTTGTTAAATATAACATACTCACTATTTTTAAATGTTTTATTTTTTAGCATAGATTGTATCTCTAAAGCATATTTATCTATATCAGCATCTACCATTTTTACTTCACGATAGAATGTTTTACCTTTTCTTGCATTTTTATGAGCTAATTTAATATTTTCTAAATCACATATCTTATAAAAAAGATTGCCATATCTTTTCATAGTCTTGTTGCTCCTGAGTCTTCCCCTAAAGTACCAACACATAGTGGAGTATAGTAGTGTGTTTTACCTTGTTGGTAAGGACAGTTTGTATTCTTTATTTTTAAACAAGATTCTGAGTCGATATTAACATTCGAATTAGACGAAGCATTATTCGTATTCAGATAGAAAGTACCAGTATTCGAACCATTATTCGCATTACCACTGAGTTTCACGACTAACAAACTGCCCTGTGTTTTCATATTAAAATGCCAAGACCGAGCCGATACTAACATACGAATCAGACGAAGCAGGCTTCGTATACAGACAGAAAGCACCCGCACTCGAACCATCAGACGCATTACCACCGAGCGCCACGACCCTATTTCCGCTGTTTTGCCAATAATAATCTGAAATCTTAGTAGAATCATTAGCTCCAACGCTTACAGGATAGAATCCAGTACCAACTTGAGCTAAAGTATTTTGCCAACCATTCGAATTTATCATAGTAATACCAGCTGAAACATAATCCCCACTAAATACATCATCTGCAAAAGTTGCAGGATTATTGTTGATATACGGAACATTGTCTTGTACATTTATACCATCAACCCAACTCCAAACATTACCATAGAAATGTTCTATACCTCTATACGACATATAAGCCAAATCAGCACCAGCATCATCCGCATCACCGCTATAATTTACACAACCAGTAGCATTACCGATATTGTTACTTAATCCATTGATTGCATAATAACTACCATCAGCCCAAGAACCACCACTTAATTGAGTTCTACCCATACCAATAGCTGTTTGACTTTTAAATGTACCAAATTCAATCAACATCAATAGCTGGACTGCACTTATTAAATTCCAATCTTGAATACCCCAACCAGTACCAATATTTCTTGCTCTGTCTCTCATAGTTCCCCGAGTCATACTACAATCACAATACTCACCAGATACAGATTTTAGGATAGTACCATCAGTACTTGCTGTATATGCTCCAATATATCTATGAGCAACTTCTACTCCACCTTTGATGAATGCTGGATGTACTGAGTATCCTGCAAAAGGAACACTTGAAATTGACCAACTATGAGTAGTTCCTGTATAGCTATACTTATAATAAAACTTAGGGATTTCAACCATCACATTACCATCAGCACCAGTTAAATCAGATGCAATTCCATTTTCTTTGTAGCTACTATCTGTTGCATTCAAATAGTAATGCACTGTTCCATCGTCTTTTAGTACACATCTTCTCATATTCTGTTGTATTTGTGTATATTCTGAGCTTCCTGTTCTTATATAAGTATCTGTTGACTCATTCCAGCTTAGCCCGTAAGCACCAACAATAGTCGTTCCATTGATAGTTCCAGCTACTATAATATTAGTCCCATCATCTGTAATTGCACTATTAGCACCATTTGGTATCTGATTAAGGTTAGCATCCATCTCACTATGAGTTAATGCTGAACCTTTACCTGCTCTTGTTGTTATTGCCATATCAATCCTTTCTATTTATTATATAATAATTATTAAATTAAGTAAACACCACTACTGTTTTTGTAGTGCTGATTGCAGTACTCTCTTGCTGATATTTGAATTGCACCACTTTGGTCTGTATCAACACTAAGTATTACAAACTTTCTAACTCTAGCACCCAACAGTTCGTGGTCAAGTGATATAACATCTCCCACCTCAAGTTCTGCATTCTTAATAGTTGTAGCAAAGCTTATAGCTAACGGTGTTTGTTTAATTCTGTTCCCAGCTTCATCTTCTGTGTATCTCATAGAGTTTAGTGTAATCTCTGCTAGTTTGTTTGCTTGAGCTGTATTTGTGATTCCTTTTACATCAAGTGTCTTAACTATCTCTTGACCATCCATACTAATTAAAGCAGTATCATTCTTTTCAACTTTAGCACTTAACCAGTTATCTAAAGGATTGATATATTTTAAATCAATCTTATTAGCAATCTCTTGAAAACCTTTCATAGAAATACTCAGTGAACTATTAAGAATATCATCACTTGTTAAAGCTTTAACTACTGTAGCACTCTTCTCATCTATCTTTAGCTTCCATTTTCCTTGACTAAATACTATTTGACCTCTACAAGTTGCTAAAACATCCCTAATAGCTGACTGTATGTTTACTTGCTGGTAGAATGATATGTTAGCTGTATATCCGTATTCATTACACTTAGCTTCTACATTTGCAAATGATGCACTATCAATATCTGAACTATCAATATTTAAACTATCTTTTAATAAATGCTCTATAATCACTGCTGGATTGTTAGAATATACTCCATCAATCTTTTTGCCTTTTATAAGAGCTGTGATGTTATCTAACTGTGAGTGCTTATTATCTGTAGCATCAAACTTTTGATGAACTGCTAGGAATGCTAAGTTAGATGGTATTGTCACTGATGATGCTATATCTGCTGATATGTCTAACCCCGTAAGCTCTACTGTATTAGTATTTCCATCACCATCTTCACCATATAAATACTCAAAGAATAGCCTCCACTTCGCTTGTTTTGCAGTTTGTAAGGTATTTGTACAAGACTTCCAAGAGGCATAATAACCTCCTTGACCTTGATTCCACTCCCCAGCACTTTGCCAAACACTACCGTCCCAGTATTCTAGTCTGAATTTGTAAAAAGAATATAAACTAAAACTCCGCACATTTATACTATTAATAAGCATTGGAGTATTTATATCAATTTCTATCCAAATATTTTCCTCCTGACAAGAAGCCCAGTAACCAGAGTCTATATTACCATCTATCAGATACTCCACTCCACAAGGTCCTGCCATTGATGTACTACAAGTGTTAATTGGTGTTAAGTGTGAAGCCCCAAAAGTTTCTCCCAAAGACCCCCAAGTGCTTGTAGCTCCGGCATTATCAGTAACAAATTCTACATCTGCCAACACCATACCCGTACCACTATTCTCATAACCTTTAATATGTGCATAAGTAGTTGTAAACTTATTTGAGCCTTTATCAACCATTGTATCTTCGTTAGCATACATTTCTACAAAGCTATCAATCTCACCCTCTGCTACAGCTATAATCGCCCAGTAATCTTTATTATCTGCTCCTGATATTTGTTCACCTGATGACTGCCATATAATATTACCACCAACTCTATTCTCTCCAAAGACTTGTGGAACTGCTGACACATTATCTTTTCTAGTTTGTAGTTTTTGACCTGCATAAGCATCTGCACCACCCATATCGGGCATTTCAGGTGCTAATGCTGACCCCATTAGTGAAGCTCCTACTAGTGTTATTGCTCCAGCAAGAGCTTGAACGCCCCAACCTGCTGTTATCATAGTAGCCCCACTAAATCCTCCGCCCATTAATACCGAAGCCGTACCAGCACTAAAATACATTAATGCAGCTCCAGCTACTACTTTTACTGCCTTAGACATCTGTAATCCTCATAATCATATCTCCTTTGTTTATATCAACCAAGCAAGGCTTACCACCTCTTAGTCTTAATGTTAGATATTTGTATTTATTAATTGCTACGCCTACTGATGTATCTGTTAATATAATATCATCTTTTTTAGCTTCATCTACTTGAGTACAAAATGATTCAAAGAAGCTGATGTGTACTTTTCTAGCTAATAGTTTTGAGGCATTGTTACTAAAGTATTCAAAATCATCTTTAGTGTAACCTCTCCACTCTGCAGGAAGTTTATACCCTTTTTGCTCTAATGTTTGGTATGTGTAAGTTAGGCAGTTATGTTTAGACATCTTTTGGTCTTCCCCAGTAAATAGTTTCAGTAATCGCATCAATAATATTAGTGAACTCATTCTGGTTAAATGTTCGTTGTGGGTAAGGTTTATTCCAGTTAGCAAACAAAGAAGTAATTGTTGCATTTAATGCTTGTTCTGTAGCTGAGAATGTGTCTATAATACCCTCAAAGAGCGTGTAAGAATCTCTGTCCACATTACTATCAATATCCAGTTTAGGATAGCTATAATGCTTCATAGCCTCTCCATAGCCATATTCGTAAGTTTCGTTATCTATAATATCACTAGGTGGCGTATAAATAACCCTAGTTATCTTGGCTCTGTTGTTTCTCCATTCACTTGCTAATGCTTCTGTAGTTAAAGCCCCTGACACATTGTCAATGTTAATATTAATACTATCCGACTGCATTGAGCCATCTTCACTAAGTTTATCAAATGTAATAGCTAAAGGTGTGTATTCCATATCCCCATAAGCTACAAAAATATCGTGGTCTGTGAAATATAAAGTTTCTTGAAAAGTGCCATCAAGATTATACATATCAAACTCAAATAGATGCAATATAGCTAATTGGTTATCATTTCTTACATTATTAGTTATTGTTTTCATCTAATTCCTTACTTCTATAAAGTCTGCTGTTGCTTGGTATAGCCCATCTAATCTCTTTTGATATTGAAAGCTATCCTGCATAAACCTAGCGTTTATCTTGTTGTAGATACCATCATCTATTAAGATGTTTGAACCGTCTAAGATTCCAACACCTGAGTTATCCCAGTAGTCATCTGTTTGTGTGTCTTCGTATCCTGTATCAGCATCATATGCCCAGTAGTCGGTAAGGATATAATCATCAGCTATGTACACAACAGGACAATCAACATAATTGCAATAATCTAAGGCATATTGTCCTTGATAGTACAATTGTATAGTTCTGTATTCGTGTGGTACATATCCTCTATCTGTTATACCGAACTCACCCATTATACCACTTTTTTTTCTATAAAACATCAATAACT